ATGCCCCTTGATGCCTCCTACTCCCCAGATGGACCTTCCATCGTGGAGCAGTTCAAGCTTGAACAGGAAATGCTTGATGCCGGAATGAACCGCTTTATGCGGAAAGAGGATAAGGCCGAGAAGGTAGGTGCTACTACCCAAGCCTCTAAGTGGCTCATCCGCAGGCTTATCTCCCCGGTAGCTGCCGCCCTGTCCAAGGAGATAAACGATAGCCGGGGGGCTGGCCGAAAGGCCCGGTCCCTGCCGCACATTCAAGACGTAGGACCCGACGCTGCCGCCTATTTGGCCCTGGCCACCATTCTCGGCGGTCTCGCCAAGGCGGACCACGGATCGGTCCCGATCACGGAGCTTGCCAATAAGGTTGGCCGCGCCATCGAGAACGAGCTTTGGATGCGCGAGGTAAAGAAGAAGGACCCCGCCTATTTCGAGGACGTGATCCGGGAAATGAGCGAGTATCAGGACATTCGTGTCCGCGATAAGGTCTCCCGGATCATGGCCAAGAAGGGCGGATACGACGCTGAGTGGCCGGTCAGGATCAGGACCCTTGTCGGGTCCAAGCTAATCGAGGAGGTCAGGGTCCACACCGGGATGATCGAGTTCGTCCTGGTCCGCCATGGCCGCCAAACGACCCGCCACGTTGCCCTTACGGCTGACACGCGGGAGAAGGTCGAGGAGGTCCGCGATGCCCTCTCGGCCATGTCCCCAGCCCTGATGCCCTGCATCATTCCCCCGAAGCCTTGGACCTCCATCCGCTCAGGGGGATACCATTCGGGACTGTTCCGGCGCCTTCGCCTGATAAAGACCTGGAGCGAGGAGCTAGTCGAGGAGCTAGACAACCTCGGGATGGAGCGCGTCCTGGCTGCCGTCAACGCGGTCCAGGACACCCCCTGGAGGGTGAACCAGCGGGTCCTGGAGGTCCTGGAGGAGGCAATATCCAGTGAGCAGGCCATCGGCAAGCTACCAGCCCGCATGGACGAGCCCCCGCCATTCCCTGAGGATCAGCGCGAGGACAAGGAGGTGGTGAAGAAGTGGAAGCGGGCCGCCGCGAAGGTCCATAGCGCCAACCGGAAGAACCTCGGGAAGCGCCTCCAGGTTGCCCAGGTAGCTGCCGTTGCACGGCGGTTTGTCGGGCGTCCTATCTGGTTCCCACACCAGATGGACTTCCGGGGGCGCCTCTACTGTCTCCCCGTGGGGCTCAACCCCCAGGGGCCGGACTACGCCAAGGCCCTCCTCCTCTTTGACCGGGCCTATCCGATCCAAGATGATCGGGCGCTTGGGTGGTTGATGATAACCGGGACCAACCGCTTTGGCGTGGACAAGTGCAGTCTGGTTGACCGGATCGCCTGGGTGGAACAGAACGAGGCCGCCATCTTGGGCGTTGACGAGGACCCCTGGGGTCCCGCCTACGACTTCTGGACCAAGGCCGACGAGCCGTTCCAGTTCCTTGCGTTCTGTTTCGACTATGCCGCCTTCAAGCGTCACGGATGGGGCTATGAAAGCCGCCTTCCGGTGGGCCTGGACGGGTCGTGCAACGGGCTCCAACACTACTCGGCGGCCCTCAGGGACCCCGAAGGTGGCCTGGCGGTGAACCTAGTGTCCGGGGAAACCCCGTCGGATATTTACGGGATCGTTGCCGAGAAGGCCCTCTCCAAAGTCAGGGACTTTTTGCGTCCAGAAGGTCCCGATACAGGGACTATCCCACACCTGGAGCAATGCCGGAAACTCTGGAAAGAGCGGGGCATAGAGGAGGTCCACATGGCCCGCGCCTGGCAGGAGTTCGGGCTTGACCGGAAGATCACCAAGCGGGCGGTTATGACGCTACCATACGGGGCGACTCAGTATTCCGCCCGGGACTTCATTGAGGACGCCATACGGGAGCGCCTAGAGAAGGGGACACCAAACCCCTTCTATCAGGGGGAGGACGGTTTAGAGGCTTCCGATGCCCTGTTCCGCGCCTCTCTCTGGCTACAGCCCCTCGTCTGGTATGCCATCGGGGAGACCGTAAAGGCCGCCCGAGAGGGGATGGACTGGCTAAAGGCATGTGCCAAGGTTGTCTGTGCGGACGGCCTTCCGGTCACTTGGAGGACCCCCGATGGGTTCCTTGTTCAGCAAGCCTATCGGGAGTGGCAGACCCACCGGATCGAGACCGTCCTTCACGGAGCCGTCATGAAAATGACTGTGGCGGAGATTGGTCTCCAGGTGGACCGCCGAGCCCAGAGCCAGGGGATTGCCCCGAATTGGGTTCACTCCATGGACGCATGTGCGCTTCGCATGTTTGTGAATATCGCGGTTGAAAACGGCTTGACCGACTTCGCGCTTGTTCACGACAGCTACGGCGCCCCGGCTGCAAAGGTGGACCTGATGGTGGGGTGCCTCAAGGAAGCCTTCATATCGTTGTATCAAGACAACGACCCCATCCTGAACTTCTACGACGATGTAATGGCCCAGCTTCGAGACGAGAAGGCGATCAACAAGCTCCCTTCTCCCCCGAACAGGGGAACCCTGGACCTGGCTTCTATCCGGGACTCAGACTACTTCTTTGCCTGAATGGTCCCGATATCGGGAACGAATTTCGGGAGTAGTCAGACTACACCTGAAAGTCAAAAACGGGGGAGCAATTACCCTCCCCTTCCGAACACCCCAAACATGAAACGAAAGGACGGATTCTGATGGCTGCTCTTGGTTTGACGATCCGGATGGGAGCATCCGGGACCCATGTGATTTCCCCTGCGGGGTCCGTGGACATTACCAACATGGCCCGTCAACAGCGGGGGGCTTTCGCGGAGGAAATCTCGAAGGCCCTCGGGCTTGAGAAGGAATTGGAAAACGAGAAGCGCATCCGCCACCGGAAGTTTATGCGGAAGGTTGACCGGGAGCGGCGTGGAATGAAATCAAAATGGACCTGCCCGATCAACCACCCAGGGTGTGTCAAGAATTGCTGCAGCTATGGTTGTGGAAATTAACGGGGCTTGGAGGACTTACCCATGAGTCACGCTTTAATTCGCACTAACCCCACAGGGAGGGGGCAGAAGTTTATAGGAAGGTGTCACAAGTGCGGGACGGAGAGCCTGCCTATAAGCGCCGCCGCACAAGACTGCCCGGCAGACGCTTTGGTAAGCGACTCCAGCGCTTTACTGGATGTTCTTAGCAACCAAGGGAGAAACCGGCACCGAAAGTTCATGTCGAATGATGATTGGGTGCAACGCGAGCGGGGGAGGGACTGATCAACTGATGTCCCTCCTCAGAACCGGGCTTCCTGACAGCAACGCCGCCAGCCTCAAGGCGGTTGCCGACAACATCCTGGACAACATCAAGGCCAAGCTTCGGGAGCGCATCCTTGAAGAAATCAGACCAGACATAGACGCCGCCGTAGAGGTCGCCCTCAAGCAAGCCAGGATCGCCGTCGAGGCCCTCTACGACTACGAGCGTATGCAAACGCTATTGAAAGTCGTTATCGAAGATAGAAGGAACAACCACCAGTGAGTTCAGTTGTTTATGACCTCGTAGTGAACGCGAAAAGTTCCTCTGCGGGGAAGGCTGCGATGGCCGTTATTGACTCCCTCCAGCAGTACATCGAGTCCGATAAGGGCGCCCAGGCGATTGGCCTTTGCGCTGCCTTCCGGCTGTTCTGTGAGCGGTTCCGCCTGGACCCCCAGGACGTGTTCAACGCCACGGGGAACCTGATCGCCAGCGCAGAGGGGGACATTCGGAAGGACTTTCAAGCCGTCCGGGACTACCTCAAGAATGAGGTGAGCCTGTGACAGTAGAGCCACGCCACGTCACCTGGGAAAAGCGCGTCCTAAAGTACCTATCTAGCGGACGAGGGGGCATCGCGGTGGACGTGGCCCTTGTCCTGGCATTTCTAGTCCTGGTGTATCTGTATGCCAAACCCTTCTGAACTCTCCCGCGCCGAGGCGGAGAACTTTGAGGTGCAGTCAAATGCACCGTTAGCCCGCGCCACTACCATTCTCCTGGCGGGGGGAGACATTCCTGCCCGCCTCATTGCTGAGGTCCACGATGAAGGCGGCTACGCCGCTCTCCAAAGCCTCGCCCACCTAGCAGCCCGCCATAGGCGCGGCTGATATTGCTCCCTATAAGGAAACCAAAATCGAATGTCTCAAGAAGACAAGAAGAAGCCCGCAGTCAAGCTCAAGACCCCCGCTGGGCGCCTAAAATGGCCTAAGCTCTCTGAGCCCGACTACGGGACCAGGACCTTCCCGGTTCCGGAGGGTGAATACTCGACCAAGCTGATCCTCAAGGAAGACGATCCGGCCACCCGCGCGTTTCTCAAGGAACTCCAGCCGCACTACGAAGCGGCCCTGGAGTCGGGTAAAGAGGAGTTCGCCAAGCTCAAGCCGGAGGCTCGGAAGCGGTTAAAGCAGGTGAGCGAAAATCCCCTGTTCACGGAAATCCTGGATAAGGAAACCGAGGAGCCTACCGGGGAAATCGAGTTCAAGTTCTCAAAGAAGGCGAGCTTCGTTGCCAAGAAGGGTCCCAAGGCCGGTGAGCGTATCCAACTCCGTGTCGCTCTGTTCGACGCAAGGGGCAATGTGATCCAGAAGCCCCCTCAAATCTGGGGCGGCTCAATCGCAAAAGTAGCTTTTGTGGCCACGCCTTATTTCATTGCCGGGACGGGCGCGGCGGGCCTCAAGCTGAGTCTCGATGCTGTTCAGATCATTGAGCTTCGCCAGGGCGGCGGGAAGTCCGCCTCCGATTACGGGTTCGGGGAAGAAGACGGATACACCCACGAGGATTCCGAAGACTCAGACACCAGCGGCTCGACGAGCGATGGCGAAGCCGAGACACCTGACTTCTAAGGTGACGGCATATCGGAGCGGCCTGGAGGAGCGGATAGCCCACGAGCTACGCCTCCAGGGTGTTCCGTTCAGTTTCGAGGAGGTGGTGGTGCCGTATGTGAAGCGGCCCGCCACCTACACGGTGGACTTCTATCTCCACCATAACGGAATCCTGATCGAGACGAAAGGATGGTTCCTCTCTGAGGACCGGACAAAGCACCTACTCGTCAAGCAGCAGCACCCGGCCCTCGATATTCGCTTTGTCTTTGCCCGGCACAACTCCCCGCTAAGGGCCGGGAGCAGAACGACCTATTCCTCCTGGGCTGAAAAGCACGGGTTCCGATGGGCTCAGGCTTCGATCCCCCGAGACTGGATTGACGAGCCCCCATGCCCCGTCCGCATGGAAGCCGCGAGCCGTTTCCTAAAGGCGGCCAAGCGGTGACACCAGGACGTTTCCCCATAACCCACATCGTTGTCCATTGCAGCGCAGAGCCCCACGGGAGAAAGACCCGGGCCAAGGACATTGACGTTTGGCACCGACGCCGGGGCTTTCTCCGCATCGGCTACCACTACGTCATTCCCGTTGACGGGGTAGTCGAGGAGGGTCGCCCGGAAGACGTTGCTGGGGCGCACGTCGAGGGTCACAACCGAAGGACCATAGGCATCTGCCTGGTCGGGGGCCTGGACAAGAACGGCGCCCCCTCTCCGGACTTCGCTCAGGCGCAGTTCACTACACTTGAAAATCTCCTCCGTACACTCAAGGCGAAGCACCCAAACGCCGAGATTCTGGGGCACCGAGATTTCCCCGGAGTGAAGAAGGACTGCCCGTGTTTCGACGTTCGGGCCTGGGTCAAGAGTCGCCGGATTTAACCGCCCCTTCCGCAATCCCAAAAACCAGAAAGAGGAACGCGACAATGACGCACCTTACTCCTGTCCAGGAGTTTGTTCTCTCGAATCAAGCCCTGACGATCTACAACCACATGAAGCGTCGGGGAAAGGGCGGTATCTCAGCCGCCGAGGCGATGATGGACTACGGCATCACGAGCGCCACCCTCGCCAGGCGAATCTGCGACATTGAGGAGGTACACATCAAGGTGGTCCGCCTCCGCAAGAAGCACCCTATCACGGGCCGCCGATACACTCGGTATGTCCTCGCACGAGACTGATAGCGAGTTCCTCCGGAAAGAGCCGTGCCCGGCCTGCGGAAGCCGGGACAACCTGGCGAGATATTCAGACGGGCACGGGTTCTGTTTTGGCTGCGGCCACTACGAGAAGGGGGAAGGCGAGGTGCAGTCAGCTTCGCCCCAAAAACGCATGAGCAAAGAACTGATTACGGACGGCCAGTATGCCCCGCTCCGGTCTCGCGGGATTTCCCAGGAGACCTGCCAGCGGTTCGGCTACCAGGTTGTTGAAGCTTTCAACGGACGGCCCGCCCAACTGGCCCCGTATTACACCCTCGATGGCGTCCTGGTGGCACAGAAGGTCCGCTTCCCAGACAAGACTTTTACGGTCCTTGGGGACATAAAGCCTGCGGGACTTTTCGGCCAGCACCTCCAGCGCACCGGGGGCAAGTGGGTGGTAGTAACTGAGGGCGAGATTGACGCCCTCTCGGTTTCCCAAGCCCTAGGCAACAAGTGGCCCGTGGTCTCTGTCCCTAACGGCGCACAGGGGGCCAAGAAGTCCCTGGCCAAGCAGCTTGAGTGGCTCCTCACTTTCGAGCATGTGATCCTCTGGTTCGACGACGACGACGCTGGCCGCGAGGCTGTCGAGGAGTGCGGCGGCCTGTTCCCCCCGGGGAGATGTAAGGTTGCCCGGCTGGCCGGATACAAGGACGCCAACGACGCCCTCAGGGACGGCAAGGCGGGGGACATTGTGAACGCCGTTTGGGGTGCCCGGACTTGGCGCCCAGACGGAATCCTCTCTGGACCGGACTTGTGGGACCGCTTCGAGACCGAGTGTGACGACGCCGCCGTGTCCGTGGAGCTTCCTTGGTTGGGGCTCCAGCAGAAGACCCTTGGTATGCGCCGAGGGGAACTGTGGACTTTCACCGCAGGGAGCGGCATCGGCAAGTCGGCAATAGTCCGGGAGCTTGCCCACCACCTCCTCTCTGAGGGGGAGACGGTCGGGATGCTGATGCTGGAGGAGAGCGTGTCCAGAACCCTCAAGGGACTTCTGGGGATCGAGCTTTCCCGCCGCGTGGAGCTCGACACGACCCCGTGGAAGGACCTTGACGACGCCGAGAAGGCCGAGCGCAAGGCCGCCTTCGATAGGATTGGAGGGGGAACCAGGCTTCACCTCTACGACCACTTCGGCAGCACTGAGACGGACAACCTTATCAACCGCGTGAGGTTCATGGTTACGGTCCTCGGCTGCGGCTGGGTCGTCCTGGACCACCTGAGTATCGTGGTGTCTGGGAACGCGGACGGTGACGAGCGAAAGACCATTGACGTTCTCATGACCAAGCTCAGGACCCTGGTTCAGGAGACCAAGTGCGGTCTCCTCCTGGTGTCCCACCTAAAGCGTCCCTCTGGGGACCAGGGGCATGAGCAGGGGGCCGAGACAAGCCTGGCCCAGCTTCGTGGGTCTCACGCCATCGCCCAGCTTTCCGATTGCGTTATCGGGGCGGAGCGTGACCAACAGGCCCCTTCGGAAACGGAGCGGGCCATCACGACGCTTCGAGTTCTCAAGATGCGCTTTACCGGGGACACCGGGATAGCCTGCCATCTCCTCTATAACAAAGAGACCGGAAGGCTCCGAGAGGTGGGCCTGGAAGCTGCC